GAAGTGGTTAGCACCCTTTGGTGTTCCTAGAAATAGCGCCCAACCCATGCGATCCGCGAGAGCAGGACGGACAATCTCGTTCCATATCTTTGGGTTTTGATCACCGATCTCGTCAAGAATAACACCGTCAAAATACTGGCCGCGCAAACTGTCAGGATTGTCCGAGCCGTAAAGTTGTATTCGCCGTCCGTAGAAGTCAACCTTTAGCTCCGAGATGTTCGCCGTGGCTTCGAGCGGTCGCGTGAAGTTGCATAGGTAGTCCCAGGCAACCCGCTTGGCCTGTCCGTAAGTCGGTGCAATGTAGGCAAATCTTGGGTCTGGCTTGTCGCATTGGAGGGCTGAGTGGATAAGCTGGTTAAGCGCAGCCACAGTTTTACCCATGCGTCGGTGAGCGACAACCACCACAAACCTGTGCTCTGCCACCGCATCGTGAATCTCTCGTTGCTGGCTTCTTGGTTTATATCCGGTCTCAAGGAGAACCTCGGTCATATTCCCGTCACCACCTTAATGGTGAGCGGTCCGTTCTCTGCGCCCGTGACTTCTGTCCGAGCCAGTTTGGGAATGTGGTACTCAATAGCCTTCAGGTAAATATCGCACGCCTTTTCAGGGCTGTCTTGTGCGACCTTTTCTAGCCATTCTGCGAACTTCTCTGCGTTGTCCTCAGCCATCTTAGCGATAGCCTCTCTGACAGCCGCTGTGGAGCGATTAGGCACTCCCTTGGGCCTTCCTGGGCCGGGTGCACCCTCTCCGATTTTTGGTGTTTCTTTAACGGTTTCCATGTCCGAATCCTTCCGGTTGTTCGGGATAAGTTGTAATTATACAACACTTTTTATGTTACAAGAGTTTTATAATCAAACCTCTAACAGGAGGGCTTATGAAACCATCAATCACCATCACCCGCAACACAATATCTGACTTGGAGTTGTTTGCCAGTAAAGAGGCTTTGGCTCTGCCAGAAGATGAGTTTATAGCCTTAGTTGAAGATTCTATAAAACTTTTGCAGTCTCAGCTTCTTTCAATCCAGCAAGCCGAGTAATTTTTGATTTTCTAAATACTTGTAGTAATTGTCTACCACTTGCTGATCTATAAGCTCAGATACTCCGGTCTTGCGCTTTTCTAGTGCGCCAAGAACCATGTTTCTGATGTCACCTTTCTTGCCAGCAAATTCTGATGCTAGCGCAGGGAATAACCTTGGAAACAGAACTTCAACCGGAACGTTTTGGCCGAGTGTTCCCATATATTGACCTGTAAAGTCAGTAGAATAGGTTGGGTTTTGCGACGGGAGTAAATGCATCCCACGCTCATCTGTCATCAAAACTGTATTACCTGTATAACCTTTTCTTACGTTTGCAAGTGCTGGATCTGTAATGGCCGCAGCCAGATCTTCTGAGTTAAACCCTAATGCTTTTTGATTTTCCTTTAGGGTTAGCCGGTCAACAAATGCCTTTCTAAGCTCACCGGCGGTGCTACCTAACCCCTCTCCGGTGTATAACTGCATCCGGCCTTCTTCTGTCATTACACCCTTAAAATTCTTAAATGGTTGTGTAATTACTCTGGACTCTCCGACACCTTTTGCAACTTTGTAATTTTTAATTGCGTCATCAATTTCTTTGGCGAATTTTTTTGTCGGGTTACTTTTGTCTAGCAAACCAAGCAATACTTGGGTTGGCATAACGGAAAAGTTTTCGGCCCCCTCTCCCATTGTTGTTGGGAGATGTATGATTTTCCCGCTACCACCTGCGGCAATGTTTTCTTCCCTTGCCGCTGTGTCTCGATCCCTAATTCTTTTTGCGATGCTTAGGTTGGAAGCTCCGGCCACGCCTTTTTCAATGTGGCTTATATCTCTTGCATAGTCTTGACCGCCATGAGTAATTACTGGTGTTGGCAAAGTTTCTTCTGAAACTGACGTAACCCGCATATTTCTGCTGGTACTATCCCAGGGCATAATCATTGCGCTGGAACCTTGTAAATCTTCAATTTTTACTGGTTTTTTTTCTGCCAAACCTCCAACAGATTCACGCTGAAATCTTGTTCCGACCTCTGGATCTGGTTTTAGTGGGGTTGTGGCCCTGTAAGTCATTCCAACCGGAGCAAACCCCAACGGCCCGCCCATAATCATGCCCGTAAGCCTTGCTAGTGCTTGTTCGTCTGTAACCTGAAGCGGGCGTTGCGGGTTGCCAAAGGCTTGGTTTTGTAATGCCTGGGCCTCTTGTGCCGACTGTGCAACACCCCCCAAAGCCTGCTGGGCGGCTAGGGACGGATTTTGGATAAGGTCGTATAAGCGCCGTTTTAGCGCATCAAACCTTCCGAAAGCCGTTCCTAATGGGGTCATGGTTTCTTAGTGAGAACGATTCTCATTGCGTCTATTGCTCTCGGGACTACCGAAAGCTGGTTGATGTCCAATCCTTCTTCCTGGGCCATTTTGACCCCGATGTCGGATAACTCGAACTCCATGCTTTGCAGATAAAACCTGTCTTTCCAGCCGAGATACCAATGCCAGTCTGTGTAATACAGCCAGGACTTTTCGTTAAACGCCCTGACATGAGTCGGGTCTTGCCAAGCTCCGTAACTTAAATCGTAGGGAACGTGAATGTGGAACTCGCCATCTTCGTGTAAGAGTTCCTTGCAGTTGGTCATTGCGGTTACAAGGTCTGGGATGTGTTCTAAGACGTCGTTGGCAATGATGACCTCGAACATTCCTGGCTCGACCAAGTGCTCACCGTGTCGAGTAAAAATGCGCTCTCCCCACGGAACCTTTGTAATGTCTAGCACCCAGTCGGGGTTCTTGGCGGGGTTGATGTCGGCGTTGATCGCATCCCGCATCCAGTCCTTGCCGCTGCCGAGGTTAAGAATCATGCTTTCTTATACACCGCAATGAAGTCGCCCCAATGGTTATCTAGCGTTTCGTAATGCTCTAGGTCACAAGTGTAACCATTTCTTACGGCCCACTTTAACAGGGCTTTGGCGGCGTCTGGGTAAAACCTCCAGCAGTCTTGCGGAAAGGCATGGTATTCGCCCTTGCTTGGGGCGTTGATGTAAAACAACCCGCCAGGCTTTGTAATTCGTAGCCCTTCGAGGAAAGTTAGCCAAAACATTTCTGCGTGCTCAAAGCATGAGCTTGTAACTACAAAGTCGGCAAAGTTATCCTCTAGCGGAAACTTGTATTCGTCCTCTAGGACAATATCTACGCCATTTCCTGCTGTGTAATCTATACCGACGTAAATGTAATGCTTGGGGCAAACATCTCGAATACTTGCGTTTACGATCTGTGACCCAATTTCGACCACGGTAGCCGAGTCTCTTGGGTGTTTGGCAAAGAACTCACTTGCGCTTTGTAACGCGCTTGCGTGCATTATTTGGGTTTATAGCGGGTTTTGAGTCTTTCGCCGAGGGCTTTGAGTTCGCGGAGGTCGGCTTGGTTTTGCGGGACTTTGGCGGCCCATCGCTTGAACTGGAGGGCGGCGGGCGTAGCCTCTCCGTTCTTGTCTTTGAGAGGGTGTCCAGCAGACAGGGCTTGGGCGGCTTTTCTGTAGATGAATTTGGCGCGGTCGTACTTGTCTCCGGTGCTTGCACCCGTAACTGACCGGACGGGCTTGCGAACACCACCACCCGCACGATTGTATTCAGCCATTTTCCGAGTAGTCGCACGATCATATTTTTCCCATTTCATTTTTTGCGGGCCGCTCTCATGTTATCCACAAGGTTTGGGTAGGGACGCCCGGCAGACTTCGCCATTGCCTTGGCAGACTTCTTTTCCTTCTTGGACAAGGGATCTGGCTTGCCGAGTGACTTGGAGCGCTTTTTCTCCCAGATCGGCTTCATTTCTTGACCTTCATGGGCAGTTTTTTAAGGCTGGATTGGCCTTCCTTGACCATCTTCTTGGCGACCTTCTGGGGGACGCCAGTCGCCTTGGCGACCTTAGGGGAAGCGGCGGCAGCGAACATAAGTTTGGCCTGGGATTTCGATTTAAACGGCATCACGGCTCCTAGATGGGCTTACCGCCCTCAAATTTAACAGGTATGCAGGCTCCGGTGGCGGCACGGAAGTTGCCGCTTTTCTCAGCAGCTTCTATGTGGATGTCAACGTGCTTCAAACAAGCCTTGTAATCCACCATCACAGGATCTGCAAAAAACTTACATTCCTGCCCTATTACACAAGCGAATAAGACAGGAATCCACATATTAGTCCTCTTCCTCTTCTTCTTCCTCTTCGGGCTTTTCGTACTCCCAAGCGGCGCAGAGGTTCTTGTCAGAGCATACAAATTCCCAGACCTCACAAAACCCTTGACCCTTTGCCAGAGTCGGGTATTCCATGTCGAAGTATTCGCAATTGCCGCACCGCTGGGTACGGCTGTCAGAGGGTCCGTAGGCCGCCTTTTCCACCGCAATCGCCTTGTTCTCGCGGTTGACGGCTTCGTCGGTCATAGCCTCGGGGAGCTCCATCTCAGGCTCTAGCAAGCCGCCTTCAGGCTTCTCGCCTTTGCGGGGCTTACCTAGCAGCCCGATCATAATGACGGGGCCTTTCATTTCTTGGGGCCGTACTTGCCGGGGGTGGGTTTCTTTTTCTTACCGTACATTTTGATTCTCCAAAAAGGAACCCCCCAGGGCTTGTGGCCGAGGGGGGCTGAGGGGGCTCGAAGGAGCGTGCTGAGGAGGGCGCACTACTCCACCGATGATTCTACATTATTTTGTTGCGGAATTGCAACAGTTTTGTATGCCCATTGCAATTTTGGTCCGTTGCCGTTTGTCTTTTCTACCTTCTCCCTCGAAAGTCGGCCAGCCCGACACAGACTTGCAAGCGAACCAGACACGATTCCTGGCTTTAACTCTAGCTGGTCTTGTAACTGTTTTAAGGTTACAGGTTCGGTAGCGTTCGCCACCATATCGTAAATGCGCTCAGTCGTTCTCACTTTGACCCCCTTTCCATAGTTGTATCGCCCCGATAATTAAGCCTGCGAACCCGATAATGGCCGCAGTTTCTTTTGGCATGAAAAGCATCTCCATCTGTTCCTCTTATAAATTTGTGTTGAGCCCTGATCTAAGTTCTTCCAAGTCTGGCAACTGAAACAGCATTTCTTTCCTAATGCCTTGGTGGCCGCTTCCGAGATTTGGGCTATGGTTGGGACGAAAGTACCGCTTTCGGTCTTTGACATACCGCCTAACCTTTCCCTCGGACAACAGCGAGTTTAGTGCTTTGTAAGCTGTCGTCCTTCCCACCAGAAACCTGTCCATGATTTCCTCTACTGTTACCAGCCTTCGAGACATTATGTAATTCTTGATTCTCTCCACTTACCATCCTTTTGTAACGTTCCATTGATTCTCTGAGATCGGTCTTGGCAGCCGGAACATACTCAAACTTTGACCAATCGGGGTCAAGGATTCTACCCATGCTCTTCCTCTCTTTCAATGCCTCTTGCCCACTTATAGATTTCGTGTGCTGAGTTCTCAATCTCCTGACATAGCGCAACGATGGTGTCTCGGTCCGGGTCATAAGATCGCGCCATCTCGTGCTGAAGGCGATTCCCAAGCCGGATAATACGAACTGCGTGATCTGCCTCATACATATTGCCCTCCTATAACATAATTAAAATCATGTAGCCTGTAACGCAACACGCTACAAACACAAACCCGTCAAGCAGCCAGTTCTCGTTTTCTTGCGTCTTTTGCGGCGGTGATTGCAGCAACCGCCATTGGGTCTTGCTTCGTTGCGGCAAAGGCATTTGCAAAGTGCGTCTTGAGTTCTTCCACATTTTTAGCTCCTCGGATTTGTTCTACAAAGTTAGTTGAGTCTACTTTTTTGTTTTGCTGATGAATTGCGTTTTGGACTTCGTTAGCAGAGGCAAACTCAGTTCCACCCCAGCCAGCAGCGGCCAATGCTCTACCGATTGCAGAAGTCTCAGCGTTCTCTAGCGCGGATGTGGAGTTGATTTGACTTGCGGCCCGAAACTCCTCGGCGTGGCCGGTAGCGATGCACTTGCCATCATAGTTGTAAATCCGAGCCTGCATAATGACAAACTTTTCATTTGCCTCAATTATCTCGGTGGATAATTCCCATTCGGGATGTTCCTCACGAAACTTCTGCACCCGTAATGCAACGGTTTGGTATTCCTTGCCACGGATATTGACGATTCCACTATTACTCATGCTGCCCTCCTATCTAATTGTTCGTAATCTTCAAGCGTCCTAAGTATGTATTTTATCGCGTCCTGGATATCACGCTCGCCTTTTGCGTTGTCGCGTATGAATCGCGCAACACCCACAAAACGACCGTGATTCAGGTTCATGCCATGAGCAATGTCCTCCTGCTCTTGTTGCTCTAGTTGCTGCTGGTGGTATTCAGCGGCGGTCATAGTGTCACCTCGATCTCGACTTGCAAAAAGCGAATCTCGTCCAGAATGTTGTCGTACTCGCGCTCTTGCTCAGACGTCCATTCTGTCGGTAGATTTTCTAGTGCTTTTTTCTTGTCTTGCCACTTATCAAGATCTGTAAGCAGTTTCTTTTTTTTGAGAGACATTGACGGTGGTTGTAACCATGCGCGTTCTGCGTAATTCATATTTGCCCTCCTCAGAGCGAAACTAAAATTCAAATAAATTATAAATTAATTTTTACCCATGCTTTTAAAGATTTGCCTTTTTTATTTGGATAAATTACAGATTCAATGTAACCAAGTAACTCCAAAATTTCTAATGCCTGTTGGCGTAAATATTTTGGAATGTTTTTATCTAAATCTTTATCCATAATTGGAGAGGTGCTTTTAAGAGTTTCTAAAATATCAACCGCAGAATAAGAAATAGCAGCCATACGAAATTGATTGCCATAACTAATTATTGATGATGTAATTTTTTGGCGTTTCAAAAGTTCATCAAAAATATTGTTATAAATTTCGTGATCCAAAAGATTGCCTGGATTGATTTGATAATTTATCTTCATTTTGCCCTCCTCAGGACTATGGCGTTATTGCCATGTATGTAATCTTACACAGTTATTACACAGTTGCAAGCACTTTGTAAAAAAACTTGCTAGGTGTAACCCTAAGTTGTATAAACGCAACATGAGTCCTACCCAACGATCCCTAAAACTACTACGAGAACAGGGTTATTCCGTGTGGATTGTGGAGCATTGGAACCATTTTGCCCGCATCCGGCAAGACCTGTTCGGGTGTATAGACCTTCTCGCCATAGGAAACGGGGAAACCGTGGCCGTACAGACCACCAGCCGGGGCAATGTTGCGGCGCGACAGAAAAAAATAGTCGAGAACGAGTATTACCCAGAGATGGTCCGGTCGGGCTGGAAGGTACAGGTCCACGGCTGGGGAAAGCTCAAAGACGGCTGGCAAGTTAAAATTGTTGAACTTAATTAAATCTGTGGTATCGTAGTGGTGTCGGAAGTGACGCTCCGGCATTTGCTAGGAAAGAACCCTCCTGTGGGGGCTTGTAGTCATCGTCCTAGCCGATGCTGGCCTGTCAAGCCCAAGTCTCCACACGAGGGTTTTTCATTTTTGACCGCTTATCTGTCGTCGGCGAAAGACGGCAGGGCAGGTAGGCGATAGGGATACTGTGGGCAGCGTTGGAATATCCCAAACCGGCGGCGAAGTCAGCACCGGAACGCGAAGAGGCTGACGAGTCCTGTGGCTCCGAAAGTGCAGGTAAAGGACGGATAGGCTAAGGCTAAGTCCGTCCACCAAAAGTGCAGATATATCTTAGTATTACTTAGTTAATATCTTCTTGAGGAGGAAGAGATGGAAGAGTTTGAAGAGTTCTGGAAGCACTATCCTAGAAAAGTAGCCAAGGCAGATGCTCGAAAAGCATGGTTACAAACCAAAAATTATCGCCCTGATTTGCAAACCCTGATTGCCGCAGTTTTAGCCCAGTGCAAGACAGAACAATGGATGCGTAACTCTGGTGCGTTTATTCCATATCCGGCCACTTGGTTGCGCGGAGAGCGTTGGGAAGATGAGCTCACCATCGTCCTACCCGATGTCGTAAACGAGAAACCTTGGCACGAAACCGCAAGCGGAATCGAAGCCAAAGGAAAAGAACTCGGTTTAGACCCATCTCAGTTTGGCTCCTTCCCTGCGTTTAAGGTTGCCGTCATGCGCCAAGCAATGAAGGCTGCATGATCCTGACTTCTAATAATCGTGACGTTGCCAAGCAGCTTGTGGAATCTGCTGCGGATGGCATGGTTTTGGAGATCAGAAAACCCAAGCGTTCCTTGGACCAGAACCGCTACTACTGGGCCATACTGACCGACATCTCAGAGCAAGTCATACCCGGCAAGGCATACGAGCCGAGTATGTGGCATGAGTACCTGAGAGCGTTGTTTCTGCCGGAGAGAATGGTTGAGCTTCCAGACGGCAGCATGAAGATACTGGAAGCGAGTACGTCAGAACTTAGGGTAAACGAGTTTACAGAGTATCTGGAAAAGGTTATAAAGTGGTCAGCCGAGCATGATGTAGTTTTTTCTGAGGAGACAAAAAACTATGGATCAAGCAGTC